TTCATAACATCGTATGCATCAAGATCACCGTTGATCAAGTTCCAGATTACTTTATGTTCGGGCGTACCTTCTTCCGCGGTTACTGATTCACATGCGCCAACCAATTTACCAACAGCACCTTCTGGACCTATCTTTTCAGTTGGTCCAAGTTGGCCTGCTTTTTTCTGTTGTGGATCTAAATCTTCTTCGACTTCCTGACTACTTAAAATTCTTTCAACTTGTCTGATCCATGCACTAACATCACTAGAACCAATTTCATCAACATCGCCTACATAGCTAGCAACTTCTTTTACAGCATCTAAAACTTTTTCTGGGCCATGTTTTCCTAACAATTCAGGACGAACATTTATAATTCTACGAATAATGGCGCTTTCTACTGGGCTAGAATCTGAATCTTCTTCAAGAGTTTCTTCAGAGGCAATCTTTTTTAGATTTTCAATGTTACGATAGTTTGGCTGTCTTACACCATCAATAGAGATTTTTGCTTTATCACCTAATATGTATGATACTTCTGCTGGCTTACCAGTATAATCGCAAACTACTTTGTCCCCCATTTTTAATTTTGATGTAGGATCTTCTGTTACACCTTGTTCAACAATACTGTCAGCCCATTGTTCTAATTCTTTAACTTCTTTCACTTGAGTTTCTCCTATTTTCTTGTGTAGTCTTGACAAGATTGGCATTACACTTTCAATTCTTGGGTCTACTGTTTCTTGAACAAACAGTTCATTGATCTGCGTACCATCTGTATCATCTTCCATCAGAGCAGGAGTCCACGATTCAAAGTACATATTGTACCCTCTATGACCGCGTAACTTACCTAATGTTTCACGCAATGATTGATAATGATTGATACCTTCATTTACTAATGATTGTGCTGATTCATTAAACTGTTTGTTTTTAGTAGCGCGAACAAAGCCAGCCATTTTACCATATTCTTCGCATATAGCTTTAATGTGATTCCAACGTTCATCATTTGGCACACCACCTTCAGCGATATGTCTAGCGTATACTTGTGCGATACCTGGACGAGTAGTTGGTGCTAAAAATCTTTCACCATCTTGGTTTTCTAAAAAGATTTTAGCGATATTCCTATAACGCTGTTCGCCTTCTTCAATTTGTCTGTTGTGCTGAAGAATGATTTTAACAGCAGGAATGTTATCGTTGTAACTGGCTTTTCTTCCCATTGAATGATAACCTTCATTCATCTTTTCTTTCTTTTTTATATAATCTCGTTGCGCCATATCGTCACCTAATTCGTCTTTGTTTCGTAATTCAAATGAAAGTTGTTTGTTCATGGACCATTGCTTTAAATGTCTTTTTAATCCAGACCATGAGTCATCGTAATCTAAATTTGAACTTTTACCAGATGGGCTTTCTTCTTGTTCATTGCTATAGTATAGAACTACGTTACTAGCATCGTCTATTGTAACCCAAGCATCACCATAATCTTTACCATCTTTCGTAAAGGTAAAATTAAACACTTCTGCTGCTTCGGGTTGAGTGCGCTGATTCTTAGCGTCTTTTGGTACAGGTTTATAACCTCTAGTTCTTAAAAGCTTATAGAGGTCAGTATTAAATGATTCTTGGTCAATGGCCATGGTAGTGTTCCTAAACTAATATAGTATTTATCTTAAATGCTAACTAATGACAGCAAAGAAAGGTAAGGGCTGAATTACTTCATCGTGGTCCTTGATTTGATTTTCCAAGTCATAATGGTAATCACCCAATTGCTGTAATATTCTTACTATAAGTAATGTCGCCATAACTAAGTCGTCATTGTCGCCCACTTTAGCAGCATAACTACCGCCATGTGCTATAAAAGCTTTTAATTCAGAAATCAAACTTCTGCTATTAATATGCATTCTTTTACTTTCTACTAAAGTTTTAAACTTAGCACATGCTGCTAGTTTTGTTTTATTTGTAGTATTGAACCCTTTTCTTTTCTTTCCAGGTTCACTGATAAAAACACCCGGAATATTTGCTTCGCCATATTCATTTAATGATACTAACGCTGCTTCACCAATTGAATTGTTTTCAATAGAATAGTAAATATTGTTTGGTTCATTGGTTATATCTGCAATATACTTGTTTATCTGTGCTAATAGTTTTATTTGACTGGGAATGTCTGTTTTGTTGTGTTTCCATTCCCCTATTTGTTTTGTTGTGTTTGCTTCAAAAATTTGTATTGCTGCTGGATCACTACCTGTTCCTAATGACGGATCTAAAGCAACTGCGTATATCATGCCTTTTTTTGGTTGATCATACCAACGAACTTGCCCCATACGATTGATAGGTTCTATACCAGAAAGTTCTATTAATATACTAGGATTTATTAAAGTTTCATCGGCGATAAGAAATTCCAGGTCCATCTCTCGACGGAAGCGATCTAGTGTAAGCTGGTTACGCATCTTGTCAGCCCAAGCTTGATCGCGTTCTGGATGCCTTTTCCAATCTGCTTTATAGGCTTTAAATCCGTTTACACCAACATCAGTTAGGTTGCCATATTCATCTTCACATTTGTTAGCACCCTTCCAAATTAAAGCAAACTGATCTTCATCTGAGTTAGGAGTAGAAGTAATAATAGCTTTACCACCTGTTGCTAGTGTAGGAGTGATAGAAGTCCAAAATAATTCAGCTATCGAAGGTCTTACGAATGCAAATTCGTCCAGGTATAATAACGTGATAGACATACCACGACCCGTGTTTTCAGTAGTAGTTGCTGAAACAATTCTTGAACCGTTTTCAAAGTCTAACGAACCTTTGTTATAAGTAGTCACACCTGCTTTGATATGCATCGGGCAGTTTTCATACGCATATCGAATACGCTGCATGATTTCTTGTGCGCCAGCATATTTATGTGCTGCAATCAAGATAGTAGAATCTGGTATGAACATGGCATACCATAACAAATAACCAGCAGCGGTTGTGGTTTTTCCTAGTTGACGAGATAATAGATTTACTGAGAATCTATAGTTGTGATAATTTTCAGCTAGTTCTACTTGATAGTCCCATGGCTTATATAACATACTACCTTTAGTAGGATGTTGTATATAAAAGAAGTGACTCATAAAGTAAGCATAACCTGTCTTTGGATCACAACAGGCTATGAAATCTTGTAATTCTTGCTCGGTAGCAAAGTGAGTTTTTGTATAAGGATCTTTTACGAAGGTTTGCTGATTTTTAGACATATAGATATTTATTACAAAATCAGCAAACTATACATTAACGGATATCAAGAGGTTTTGCTTTAGTAGCTAATACACAGTAATATTTTTCACGTACTGCTTGTGTTTCACCATTCTCTTTGCTAGGTACATTCAAGTCAAATTCTAAGTTATTAAACTTGTCAATAGTAAAGCCAGCTCTAATCAATAACGCAGCTAGTTGATTATGTCCTAATATACTATAATGATTCAAGTTCATTTCATGCTTGCGATCACAATCAGGAGCAGGTACTTCAATATAAATCTTTCTACCTTGCTTTAAAATACGATTATATTCCATTAATGAAAAGATAGGATACGGTGAATGTTCAAGAGCGTGTCTGAGAAAAATAAAGTCTACGCTTTCGTCATAATACCCATCTTGTTGTGGTAAGAATGACAAGTCATATTTCTTTACAGTATGACCTTTCTTTTCACAAATTTCAATATCACCAGGACTTAGCGTAACACCTATTGCGTTTGTATATTCACGAGTTTTCATTTCATCTAAAAAGTATCCGGGACCGCAACCTAAATCTAAGATATTAGCATCTTTGGAAAGTTCTAATGGATCAATATAAGTAGTTACTACTTGAGCAGTAAGTTGTTTATGGAACTCACTGTCGCCTTCATCATATATATGCGCTTGATAAAGGTACTCGTTGTATAATTTAAGTTTAAGTAAGTCTAAGGTAGTGTTGATATCAATCATGTTTTTCATAAAAAATCCTATGTATAAGTAACATTACTTATTCTAAGAACTGGTATCTGAATTATTTTATGTAGATTTCCACTTATCTTTTAGGTAAGTGACAAAATCAGTTAGTGTTTCCATTTTGTTTTGACGCATAAACTTTATAATTTTTGTAGCATGTTCTCGGTCAATTCCTGAATTAGGCTTTCTAGAGTTACCCATCTCCGTAGCTAAACCCTGAATTGAATATTTTATATTATAGTCGTTTGCATATGCCAAGCTGTATCTGAGTTCGTTTGCTTTTTTATCTAACTGATCTTTAGTTTTGCTATATAAAAGTTCTATCCAAGGATATAAGTAACCTTTATGAGTAGAAGTTGTTTTACCCATGTATTCTTGGCCAGTAAGTACCTTTATATCACCTAAATTTCTTTTATCAAAGTTTACCCAATCAGTAGAATCAGTGTAAAAGTAAGCAGGTATATTTAGTTTTTTAGCTAATAACAATACTTGTCTTGCTTTTGCTTTTATGTTATCCGTTGCTTTTTCAGGATTAAGATAAACATGTACTTGTGTTATTCCATCTGCACTCATTTTAGGCTCTTTACTGAATATTCTATCTTCAGCTTCACTGCTTCTGCCGGGTAAAGGTTTACCGCGTTCTTGCCAATAATCAAGTGGAGCAGATTTATAATGTCTGTTATACCAATTTCCATCTAAAACGAATAAGACACCTGAGCTACCTAATGCATTCGTATGATATCCACCGCGTCTAGTTCTAGTTGTACTGAGGAAATAAGGATAACCTTTAGGTTGATATTGTTGTTCTACTGAGCCTAAAGAACTAGATAATTCAAAATTACCAGTGCTAAGAATATTCTTAGCGGCTGCTACTGGAGCATAATGATAAACAATAGAACTAGCTCGTTCATTGATAAGTTCTTTAGCCCTCATGCGTATTGACCCCGCCGTCCTTTCTTGTTAAAAGAAACTTTTCAACAGCAGGGGACTGGCCTGGATCAGTCATAGTATAGCCAAGTCTATCTGCATATTTTTTTACCATACGGGAATATAATCTAACACGAGAAGATTCAGCTTTAACAGCAGTAAAATATACGTAACTTGGTTTATATTTATTAAGAAATTCAGTTAATGATTTCATTACAAAACTAAAAACTACTAACTCACTTCCTGAACCAGTCCTTCCATACGCAACTCTACTACTTAACTGATTGTATTGATAGAATATAATGCTCCAGTGGCCGGGCGCCCCTCTCCTTGCTTCAAATACTATAACAAAACCATCAATTTCTGCGGATGCGGTGAAATGCTTAGTATCACTATTTACTACTTTATACTCTATATTAGTATCGAGAGATTCTATTAAAAACTCACTAGCTCTCACCTTTTGTATCCCTTAAAGGGTTTTACAGGGCTGGATGTATTAGTAGAGTCAAGTTCATCACTTTCTAAATCACCCTTATTAAGGTCTGTATAAGGCATGCCAGCAGCTTTGTATGCATCTTTTAGCATATTAGCTTCTACTTCTGTATAAGGATGTGCTGTATTTCTTTTACCTGCCCAACTTTCACTATCCATGTCTATTTTGCCTGAACCATCTGCCGAAGCAACTGCCATCATAACTCTATTCAGTCCATAACTTCTATCATAGTTAGAATCAGTAAATAAATGCAATCCTGCCGTAGCATATCGCTGCCTTTTAGTTATCTTACCTGCTTTGTTTTCTGATATAAATTCTTTGGCTCTCATCTCTTATATCCTTTAAAAGGCTTCATAGGAGAGTTTTTATAAGTGTCACCAAACTCGGTACTGTCTTTTGTACTTACTGCTTTTTTACCAGACTTGTTAATCTTTTTTAAAGCAGAGTCAATTACTTGACAATCTTTGGTTCAAATGAACTTACAATTTGATGTTCTCCCCAGCTACTCTCAGCTTTAAACTTTGGAGTTGGTGAAGTATGTATATTGTCGTCACCTGATTCACCTCGTACTGCTGCTATAGCTACACCAAATCTATACAAATCATAAAAATCTGAATTTTTTAAATCGGGGATAATAAAAGTACTGGGCAAAGACAGTGCCGCAATTTCAAGACTATCATGAACCTTAGACAAGGATGACTCTGTAATAAACTCTTTAGCTCTCATAAATTACTCAGTAGAAACATCTAAATCGGATTCAGTACTCATTACAGAATCAGCAACAAATCCATCTAATTCTAATAATAATGAAACATCATTAACATCGACATAATACACAGATGAAGCTATAAAATGCTGAATTAGTGTATTAGCTAACGGAGTTGTTAAGATTCTTACGTTTCCGCTTGATACGTCCATATCATAAGTTGCTACGGCGTTTCCGTTAAAAGTAGTAGCATATCCAGTCCATTTTACTTGTGTTAAGTCATTCAATATTTGAGCAGATATAGTAATATTTTGACTGTCGTTGTTGCTAGGGTTACCTGATCTAATTTGAAATTTACCTTGAGTAAACTCAGTAACTGGTGTTTCCCAAATTACTTGATTGGCACTAGTTCCTGATGTGATTGACTCTAGTGTATTAGTAGTAGTTGCAAATAAATTAGAAAAGTTATTGTTAATTTTTCCAAACGCAACTCGTAACGGATCACCCTCACCATCGTTAGGTAATGTACCAATATTAATAATTTCTTGTGCCATGCTAATCTTCCAATGTTATTATATATTTATCTTTTTAGAGTATGGCTTTAGCTACTTTTGCAGCTTTAATCATAGCATCATATAAGTCTTGTTTCTTTTGTAAATCTTTAGCATTACTAGAAATAGCAGATTCTAAATTTAATCCATTGATTAAAGTAGCATATTCTTTGTCCGTTAATTTTCCAGACTCATGTAGTTTTTGTATGTCGTTAAACTTCTTTTCTAAGTCATTTAAATTCATCTTGGTTTATCTCCTATTACTTGTTGTATTGTTGTTGCTGATTCAGTAATTTGTGCTAAGCTAAGTTCGCAGAAAGCAGGAGATACTATTTCACTAGATGCATACAGTTCTACACCTTGATCTACTATTTTATAAAGATTATTAGCTAACTCATGCGTATCTGTGTTTCGTCTTAGATATTGTGTATAATTTTTAAATTCTAATGATGATCGGTACAGAGTAACAAAGTTTTCTTTAGATACTTCATTATTATCACAAGTTTCTACTGATAACTCAGCAGTTGTTCTTATCCAATTGATTAGTTCATATTCATTGGTATCGTATTTTGCTACTAAAAAAGAGTTAAATGTGCTGCATCCTGTTAGTAGCAACACAGATGCTATAATTAATAAAGTTTTCATATTAATTTCCTATACTTGGTAATAATCTACTAAAGAACCCTTTGTCTTCTGTGGTTTCCGGAACTTCAATAGTATTAGTAGTTTCGTTATCAGATTGTTCTATTTCTAATTGAGTATTTTGTTGTTCTTGATTTTCTTCTAACCAACCTGCAGGACCTTTAGGTTTAGTAGCTTCTCTATAGTATTTTATAATTTCAGTTTGCTGTCTGATATATCTACGAATTTCTTGCAAATTGTAAGCCATGTTTTCATAGCTTTGTGGGGTCATACCAAATACTACAAAGTCTGTACCAGTGTAGTTTTCTACTTCTGCTATCTTATCTTCTATGTTTTCTTTAGTAACGACAAACCATTGTACATCATCTAATTGTATTTCGGGCGGTAAGGGCGGTTGATAAATTTCTAACTGTACTGTTTCTGTGATTACTTTTACAGGAGGTAATGGTAAAGGTAAAGGTTCAGTTTCTGCAGGTTTTAAAAAGCTACATGCTTGCAAAAACATAAAAGGTATTAATAACCATAACTTATTCATTTAGATCAGATACCTCTTTAGAATCTTGTTCTACTTGTCTAAACACTTCTTGAGTACCGTTATTGATACGAGGTTCTATCAAGCCCGGTCTAGCTAATGCTAATCTTTGTAAGTCATGTCTACGAAATATACTTAAATATTCTTCTTTTTCACTTTGTAACTGTTGGTTAGCAGTAGTAAGTGTAGTCATTTGTTCTAACTGTAGTTCGCTTCTTTCTTCTATTGATTTAATAGTTTGTTCGTTTATTTCTGCGGCTGATTGCAAAGCCACGTTTTGTGCTTGATACTGTCTTACATCAGATTGTAATTGAACTATCTGAGTTTGTAAATCTTCTGCTTCGTTTTTTAGTTTGTTTACTACAACAAGGTGCGCGGCATATGCCATACCAACTGCTAGTAAAACTATAGGGATCATTTTTAAATATGCAAACATAGTCTTCTATTTATCATAGAAGGCTTTAACCATGCTTGCTATGTATTCAACTTCGCTGTCTAGAAGTTCTGGATAAATGGGCAAACTTAGAACTGATCTAGATAACATAGCACTTACAGACATAAAATCTAAGGTTTTACAAAAAAACTTAGCAGATTTTAACTCTGAAAGTGGTTCTTTGTAATGTATTCTAGTTTCTATTTTATGTTTTAGTAAGTGAAACATAAATTTGTCTCTATCGCTTTCTACTGATATTACAAATTTTTGATCAGCGTGTTTCGTATAACCGTCACTTAAACATCTAAAAGGTAAATCTTTAAATGATTTTATATAATAATTCCGTATTTGTTTTCTTCTTGCTTGCCACTGATCTATATACTGTGATCTGACTAGTATATGAGAACAATCTATTTCACTCATTTTAGAGTTAGAACCAGCTACTATTAAATCTTCAGTCCATTGTCTTCCGTTGTTTCTATACGATTTCGCAAAATCATATAGTTCACTGTTATTAGTAACAATAGCCCCACCATTACCCGAAGCAGATAAGTTTTTAGTAGGATCAAAACTTATTGCCATTCCTATACCTACTTCACCATCATTCACTATTAACCAATGCTGAGCACCGTCGATAATATCATAGTTAGGACTTACTTCAGGAGTAGGTGCACCATACAAGCCAACAAAACAGTTATAAGTGCTCGTAGTTTCTTTTTCTGGTCTACGCATTATTCCATTACGATCTACATCAGTTAATTCTATATCAAACTCACGATTATTATATGTTCTAGCGTAAAGAGAAGTGTTTACAAAAGCATTCATTGTAGCTACGTAGGTAAAGTCTGGTACTTTTACATTCAATGGTGTATTAGTATCGAAATTATTATATACCAAGTATTTTGCTATGATTTCTAATGCTTGTGTACCGCTGTGAACTAAAATAGCATATTCGCAACCAGTTCGGTTAGTTAACCAAGATTCTAATCTAGATGCATATGAACCGTCTACTAATATACCATCTTTCATGGCATCGTGAGTAGCTTCTAATAGTTCATGTTTTAGATTTAGATATTGTCTATCTAATCCAAAGTGTTTAATCATTGATTTTCTTGGACCAATAAGGCGAGTTTATTATCCAGTCGTAGTAGATTTTGAATCCTTCTTCTACATCTACTTTGGGATCAAACCCAAAGTCTTGTTTAGCAGCATCAATGTTAAGAGCGCCTCTGCTAGGAAAGTCAGCATCTTTATCTTTAATTTCAATTGATCCTTTACCCGAAATACTAACGGCTAATTCTGCTGCATACTTTAGTGTTCTACTGTGACTTTTAGTGATATTGTAAGTTTTGTTCTTGGCAGTGTCACTAAGACTAGCAGCCACAATACCTTCTGCTGCATCATCAACATAAGTAAAGTCCAGTGTTTCATTTGCACCGTTTACTTTCAAAGTTTGATTTCTAAGTGCTGACAGAATAAACTTTGATATTACTCTGTCTTCAACATCTAGCGGACCGTACACTGCGCTGGGTCTGATAATAGTATGTTCTATCTTACAACTACGAGTATAATCTTTCACTAGCCATTCACCTGCTAATTTCATTATACCATATTGACCTTGCGGTTTACAAACAGCATCTTCAGTAACATCATCAGTAAAGTCACCATATACCATTGAACTGCTTATGTATACAAATCGTTTTACTTCATACTTCTTTGCTAGTTCTAAAAGATTAATTAAACCCTCGCTCATTGTAACACTACCAGCGCGGGGGTTTGCATTTACTACTTTTTGTCTAGGAAAACTAGCTAAGTGAATAATAATTTCAGGTTTATCATCACTCATAAGTTCGTTCAAAGCATGATAATCTGCAATGTCATAGTTAAATATGTTTCTAGTTTTTATTTTTTTAATTCTTTCTAGCATCAAGTAATTTAGCTCATCGGCGGGTATCAAGCCATAAGTAGTTTTGGTATCTACAATAGTAATTTCATGACCTAAACTTTCTAGTTTGTTAACTACATTGTGACCAATTAAACCTAACCCGCCAGTGACTAAAATTCTCATTAGATACCTTTCCAAAAGTTCATGTCAGGTCCTACTTCTTCAAACACAGTAGATTCTACGGTGGGATGAAAGTTTAATCCTGTAATTTGTTCTATTGCAGTTACAGTTGTGATCGTAGTCGAAATATCTTGTGTACTGATAGGTTTGTTTTCAAACAAAAATGCGATACTATTATTTGTTTCAGCATCTACTACAACTTTCCAAATATACTGAGGCACACCTAACCCATTACCTATAACTTCGTAACCTGGTTGGTAAACAGTTCCAACTGTTACATAAAGTGTTCTACCTGATTTGGCCATGTTTCTAATTCTATCTTCTAAGATACGCCAAGCACCTCTGTTTTGATTTGGATTCTGAGGTACCATGTTACTAAGATAAAAACTTTGAGACATTTGTTCTTCACTAGCAGAGTTATCAGCAGCAGCACTTAAATGACCTCTGTCATATGGTTTCCCTGCGTAATCAGCTAGTGTAACATCGTATTCAGGTG